CCTGTAAAACCTCGTACAAAGTATTCATCAAGAAAAGAAATAAACTTTAACTTTCTTGATAGTTCATACGTTGTTGCTACTGCAGGTGGTGACTCAATTGCTAGAGGTGAAACTATTACAGTTTGCCATTTATCAGAGCTAGCATTCTGGTCTCCATCTACAGCCGAAGAAAACTTTAATGCTATTATGCAAGCAGTACCAAATAAAGATAATACTGCAGTATTTATAGAGTCTACGGCTAATGGTGTTTCAGGTAAATTTTATGATTTATGGAGAGGTGCAGTAGAAGGTACAAATGGTTTTATTCCTGTATTTTTACCTTGGTTTATTCAAGAAGAATATTCTGAACAAGCACCAGAAAATATGGAATATACACCTGATGAGTTAGAGCTAAAAAAAGAGCATAACCTTACAGATAACCAATTGGCTTTTAGACGTAAAAAAATAGCACAAAATGGTATAGATTTATTTCGACAAGAATATCCATCAAATGCTGATGAAGCATTTTTGACATCGGGTAGACCCATTTTCAATCCTGATCAAATTATGGAAATGCTTGATAAAGCAGAACCAGTAAAACAGCGTTTAGCATTAGAAGAAGAAAAATGGAATAATCACCCTAGAGGTGAATTAGTTTTATATAAAGATGTTGATCCTGCAGGTATTTACACTATAGGTGCTGATGTTGCAATGGGTATAAGAGGTGGAGATTATTCTGTAGCTCAAATACTTGACGAAAATAAAAATTTAGTAGGAACGTATAGAGCACACGTTCACCCAGATTACTTTGCTACAATACTATATCATTTAGGCGAATTTTTTAATAATGCATATATAATTGTTGAAAGTAATTCACACGGATTACTAACATGTACTCGCTTATATAAAGATTTTGAATACACAAATTTTCATATTGAAATTGTTGTAGACAAAATGAGCGATAAAGAAATGACTAAATTAGGCTTTCAAACTACCGCTAAATCTAAACCATTAGTTATAAATGAATTAAGAGCATCTTTAAGACTTAATGAGATGATAATTCATGACAAAGTAACATTAAGAGAATTACTAACATATATCGAAACAGAAACTGGAGCAATGGAAGCTGAAGCTGGTTGTTTTGATGATTGTGTAATGGCTTTAGCATTAGCAAATTATGGTCATCAACAAGGTTGGAAACCAACAGAAATTAATAATAACTTTTATTCGGAGGCAATCTAATGGCAGATTTTAAAGCGCTATCAGAAGACGAACTTGTTGCACTCTGCAAAGACGAAATCAAAGGTTCTATAGGTTATTCAGATAGTGATTTAAGCAATGAGCGCGAAAAAATTATGCGTTACTATCATGGAGAACTTCCAAAAAGACAATCAAACGGTAATAGTAGTTATGTATCCCAAGATGTTTATGATGGTGTTGAAGGTTTAAAAGCACTTTTATTAGAAACATTTTCAGCAGGTAATGATGTAATTCAATTTACACCTCAAGGTCCTGAAGACGTTGAAACATCAAGAGTTTGTACTGCATATACCAATTATGTATTACATAGACAAAACGATGGTTTTTCAATTATGAGAGATGCCATGCACGATGGACTTATGTCTCGTGTAGGTATTGTTAAAGTTTATTGGGAAGAAAAACTAGATCAAGTTGAAGAAGAATTTAAAGATTATACTTCTGAAGAATTAGATCTAGCACTTGTTGATCCTACTATGGAGCTTGGTAAATTTACCGAAACTGATGGAAGATTTAGTGGTACATTTATAAAAAGCACAGACAATAGTAAAGTTGTAATTGATGTAATTCCACCTGAAGAATTTATTATAAACCCAATGAGCAAAAATATTGAAGATGGTTTTGTTGCTCATAGAAAATCTATGCGTAAAACTGATTTAATTAAAATGGGTTTTGATGAAGACTTAATCGAGAGCATAGGCTCAGATGAAGATCCATTAGGTAAAAACTATGACGAAAGATATTATCGTCATGAGCAAATTGGTCCTACTTCTGTAAATTCTGACGATCATCATAGACAAGAACAAATGAAAGAGATTGTTGTTTATGAAGCATATATAGAAGCCGATATGGAAGGCGAGGGAATTAGTAAACTATTTAAAGTACTAATTGCTGGTAATACACTTCTTGAATATGAAGAAGTTGATAGAAGACCATTTATTGTATTTACACCAATACCAGTAGCACACAGGTTTCATGGTGAAAATTTTGCATATAAATTATTGCCTACTCAAAATGCTAGAACAGTATTAATGAGATCAATATTAGATCATAGTTCGGTAACAACTAATCCACGTTATCTTGTAACTAAAGGATCATTATTAAACCCTAGAGAATTATTAGATAATAGATTAGGAGGCATTGTTAATGTCACTCGCCCTGATGGTGTATCACCCTTACCTCAGAACCCACTTAACCCATTCATATTCCAAACCGTCCAAAAGTTGGAAGAAGATGGTGAAAATACTAGCGGCATTTCAAAGCTCTCGCAAGGTCTCAACAAAGACGCCATATCTAATCAAAATTCACAAGGAATGGTCGAGCAGCTCGTTAATCTTTCACAACAACGTTCCAAGATCATTGCAAGAAACTTTGCAAATAGTTTCTTAAAACCGTTATTTCTTGAAATATATAGACTTTGTATAATTCATGAAGATAGCCAAAAAATTATAGATGTTGCTGGAGCATATGCTCAAGTTACTCCAAACCAATGGCACCACAGACAAGATGTCGAAGTTGCATTTAAATTAGGTTATGGAGAAACTGAAAGAGAAGCAGCAAAATATAATGCAATACATGCACAGTTAACTCAAGACCCTGGTTTACAAGCTAACTATGGAATGAAAGAACGATATAATATGGTTCGTCAATCTTTATTGGCTCAAGGTATAAAAGATGTTGATACATACTTAATACCACCAGATAAAGTTGCTCCTCCAGAACCATCTGCTGCTGAACAAATGCAACAACAAATTGCTATGAAGCAGTTAGAAATGGACGAGCGTAAAATAGCTGTACAAGAACAAAGATTAGCACTTGATGCTGAAGAAGCTAAATTCCGCATGGAATTAGAATTAGCTAAGTCAGAAGCTGAAATAGCTAATATGAATATCGAAGCTGATAGAAGAGATTTTGACTCAGAAACTAAAGCAGATGTTGCTTATGAAGAGTTAAAGATACTTAAATCACAACCAAAGGAACAGACTACAGGTATTGTAAGTCCTAATTCCTAAAAACATAAGGAGAGCTAAATGAGTACAAATGAAGATCAATTGGTTAGTCAAGGCCAAGATGCTGAAATACTCTTAAAAAACGAAAACTTTAATAAAGTTGTTAAAGCATTGTTGGATCAATATGTCCAAGTATTTTTTAACACAGATCCATCACAAACTGATGAGCGAAGTATTGCTTATTATAGTGCACGATCAATACAAGAAGTCATTAATACTTTAAATCAACAAGTACTAATGAAAAATCAAATTTTAAAAAAGAATGAGGAATAGAAATGTCAGAGACTACAACTGCGTCTACTGAAAAATCACCTTTTGACACTTCTTTTGGTACACCAGAAGAAGCAACAAATGCCTTTATGTCTCAGTGGGAATCCGCTGAAAAGCCAGAAGAAAACGAGACTAAAGACGACGCTAAACCTGTTGATGAAGTTAGAGCAGCAGAAGAAGCGCCTGATCAAGAAGAAGTTGAAGAAAATTCAGACCTTCAAGAAGAAAACTCAGAAAAATACGAATATGTAACTGTTGAAATCGACGAAGACGGCAATGAAACTATTGTCGACGATGAAGCGCCTAAAGCATCTATTGCTGATGACGATATGATTACAAAAGTTAAAGTAGGTAATGATGAGTTAGAAGTATCTGTTAAAGATCTAAAACGACTGCACGGTCAAGAAAAATCTCTAACAATTAAATCACAAGAAGTTGCTACTCAAAGAAAAGCACTTGAAGATAAATCATTACAATACGAAGCGTCCTTACAAAGGCTTATGGAAAAAGCCCAAGAACGTTATAAGCCATATGCGGAAGTCGACATGCTAGTGGCTGCAAAAACTATGAGTGATGATGACTTTATGCAATTAAGACGCGAGTCTCAAATGGCTAAAGAAGATTTAGATTTTTTTACACAAGAAGCATCTAAGTATGCTCAAAATGTAAAAAATGAATATCAAAAAAGACTTCAAGAAGAAGCATCAAAAACTATTAAAATACTACAAGAACGAGTTCCTGATTGGTCTCAAAATTTATACAATGATGTTAGATCATACGCTATTAATCAGGGTTTAACAGCAGAAGTAGTAGACACTATTGTCGAACCTACAGCTATAGAAATGATGATTAAAGCTATGAGATATGATCAAGGTAAAAAAGTTGCCACACAAAAAAGAGTTGTGAGGAAACAAAAAAGAGTTTTGAAATCAGGTACTAGTAATCCTACTACAGCTAAAAAAAGACAAAGTGAAGCTATGGAAAGATTACATAGAACTGGTTCTACTGATGATGCTACAAATGCTTTTTTATCCAAGTGGCAAAAATAAATTAACGTCATTTTTAGAAAAGGATAAAAATAATGGCTACATGGCAAACCTATCAAGAAGTAGGTATAAAGGAAGATATTTCGGATATCATTTCAAATATTTCACCAACTGCTACACCTTTCTTATCATCAATTGGAAAAGAAAGTGTTAGCAATACTTTGTTTCAAT